GTTTCTTCCTGCTTTTGCTGTTGTTTCACTTGATGTCATACGTGAGCCTACGGGTGTGCCTCTTTTTGTTACCTGTGCTACTCCATTTCCGCGAACATTTGGGTCTACAACAGTTCGAGCAGCAGTTGATACAGCAGTAACAATGTCACGTGCTTCACGTGCTGTTACGCGGTAACGATTTGTAATGTTTTGAATTAGTGATGCTTTGTCTTTTGGTTTTGCCATTGTCTTCTCCTTAGATTATTTTCATTCTGTTTTGTTCTGCGAAGGCTTCATCTAAGTTGATGACTGTTCGCTTACCTATCTCGTGGCGAGATAAGAACGGGTTCTTCATATGGTGAGTAGCATAGTTACCATAGTTAATCATTTCTCTTGCTCTAATCTCACAGAACCACAAGGCCATTACCATATCGGTCTTACCCTTAGTGGTAGGTGTCCAAGTAATTAACTGCTCTATTAAAGCCTTGATGTTCTCGGTCTGATCTGATGGTAGATGTATTAGATTATCTCTATGATGCTTGCCATCAAATTGCTTAGTGCCAAATAGGGTAGACATAGAAGCTACACCGAATCCGCTATCCCACTTGTTGTTACCAGTATGGTGTTCTTTAAACTGCACACCCTTAGAAGCTAAGTGTTGGCGGATACCTTCGTCTTGTGTTAAAAAGGATTGGAAGGCGTTCTTTTCGACGATCCATTCTGAGGGAGCGTAGAGGGATGTCCAATCAAAAATAAGATTACGGATAGCGGCTGGAGACGGACGGCTAATCTTAATAGCATCTACGATATACCTTTTCTTGGTTGATCGGTCAATGGCATAGCAGATAGCTGCAGTATCGCCAATCATCGCAGGGTCTAAACCGCAGATAATACTAAAGCCATTTAAATCTCGTGGATGTCCAGGATGTCCGCCGATTAACGGACCAGACTTACGCATACCATCAATAGAACCACGAACACATACTGGGTCAAAGGATGCGTTCTCTGATACATCCTGTTGTTGATAAACCAAAGCCCAAGTAGAAGCGTCCATTGCTTGGCGTTCGTTATAAAGGTTACGTCCAGACCAGCGAGGGTATAGGCCATCTGGTGTCAGTTCTACTTCGGTCTGCCCATCGAATGGTGCATCGGAGTAGGGCCAAAGAGTTTCCCACTTGTCAGGGTCTTCATCAACTGTCAGCAGAGCTGGCATAGCCAGATACTTCCAAGGAACTAGGCCACCTGGGTATCTATCTTCGTTGCGTAGTTCCTTGTAGAGATCTACAGAGGCAACGCGGGTTCCAATAATAATAAGTTTACCAGTAGGGTTAAGACGCGACCTAACATCCTGCGTTAGCCACTTGATCTGGCGTTCAAAGTCATTTGCGTTAGATAAGGTAACGGCGTCATCTACAATAATCATATCGGCACGTTTACCGTAAATCTGACCGCCAATACCTACAGCCTCAATGTTCGGGTCTTTTTCACCGGACTCACGTAGTTCATCACCGAAGGTGATTCGAGTTGCTTGCCAAGAGGCTGACTTAGAATTGAACCCTACGCCAGCAGCATATGCACTCTGAAGGTCCTGATACATTGGATGTGTTAGGCGTTGCTTTATGGCGTAGAGAAAGTCGGAGGCTAGGCGTTGAGTCTGGGAAACTATCAAGACTCTAAAGTTAGGATTACGAGCTACCTGCCAAGTAACGTAGTCAACGGTTATCGTCATAGACTTGGCGTGGTTTGGCGGAATGTTAATAAGAATTCTATTATCAGATAAGCCAGGCTCATACTTCATAGATGGGTGTAGCCACGAAGGTTCACGACCCTCAATTACATCTACGATATTTTGCTGATGACCGAAAGTTTTAGAGTTTAAAAAGCGCTGTCTAAACTCGGCAAAGGTTATATCGTGGACATCGCCGGAGGCAAAAGCCTTATCCTTCAGACCTAGCCTAGTGCGATCCATCTTGTCGGCGAAGACTTTATCGGTGCGCCGGTAATATTCATAAGTCTTCATAGACTTGCCAGCTGAGGCACAAGCGGCGTCTACGGTCATACCTTCTGCTATACAGCCGAGGATAATCCTCTTAGCTATATCTGCTGAGTTTTCTGCCACGTATTCCTCCAAGCGGCGTAACGCCGCGAAATTCATTCTTATACTAGGTTGAGGAATTGATACTAGGCGTCTGCCATTTTAATAGAACTACGAACAAAGTTTAAAACTACTAGGCTCTAGTATTTTAAATCTTTGTTTGGACGTCTATCGAAGATAGACTTATCCCTACTAAAAGCGGTGCGAAGAACCGCACTGTTCGGGCTTGGCGCCCGAAGGAGCTACAGCGAACTGAGGGGTAAAACTAGGCTCAGCCCTAGGGGGCCTCGCCAGAGGCCAACTTGGTCGCAAATCGAAGCGGTGAAAGATTTGCTCCCTATACTGTATAAGGCAGTAAATTTTAAGCATTTCCCGCTTTTTACAAATAAATCTTTTATTTGTGTTACAACTCACTAAATACCTATACAGATGGGGGGCCTACTGTCTAATTACGGCCCTTTCACTTTAGTCAAAATATTTGTAGGGGGAGTATAAAGATAACGCGCAGGCGATTAAGCATACCCGGGTCGGTTTTTGCCGTGCTGTGCCGTGCTGTGGATAACCGTGCAAGGCTGTGGATAAAGCTGTGGATAACTTCTATAAAGTATTTGCGGGCTGACTACTCCGACGGCACACTTCCCCGACTATCTCCCATTAATTAACAATTAATCTGGCAGTGGTGAGTAGATAGGTAACGGCGGCAATAGATCGCCACTAACCGGAAAGGCTCTAACTAATGGACCTAAGTAATCGCCCTATGCTCGCCCGGCTCTCTCCCGGCTCCCTCGATGCCCTGCTCGCGTGGTCTATCGGCTACGCCATTACTCACCCACAAGAGATAAGCCGCGAGGGAGTGGACCGCCTAAGCCGTGGGACCTACGGCGAACGGGTAGCCGCCGCCACGCTAAGAGCCGCCGGAATAGTAGGAGCCGCCACGCAATAAAGATCCGGCGCCCGGTCATTGACCTTAGACTAAGGCGTCTAGTATTCTGATACCACTAGCCCGGCGCCTGCCGTGCTATCGGAAAGAGGGAAATAATGTCTACTAATAAAGAATTAGCGGCGTTACTTATTCAAGCACTAGATGATCAAGATACTGACGCGATCTGGTTTATCGTAGGAGAGTTAGAAAAGGATCGAGCTCCGGCATATTCTAAGGATCTCGATCTAACTAGCGTTACGTGTTCAATATGTAATAAATTCAATCTCGATGAAGAATTGTGCCACTCTTGCAAAACTAGCCTTGAATGTGTCAATTGTTGCGGATGTGAAAACTAATGCAACTAATCGAGCAGACTCTAACCGTCTATATTCGCGGCGTGATGATCGCCGGACTAATTCTATCGATCCCGTTTATTATCGCGGCGATCAAGGACATTAATCAACTAACTAAGGGAGACCAAAACTAATGGCAATTATGAAAGATAAATTAATGGATGATTACCTAACCGCATTAAAGTTTGATTGTTCTTGCAAGGGTTGCCGCAATTGGTTACCGGACATCGCCGGAATTGTTTACCCGGAGCAATTAGCACACCGCACGGAAGGTTACTATTTTAGCCGCGACACTATGCGCCTATTTAAGTCCCGTTATGCGGATTGGTCCCGGCTAACTAATGACGCCGCCGGATCCGGTAGAGATAATCGCGACGGTGTAGCCGTAATCGTATCCTCTCGCCACGGCTACGACGGCGCCGCCCGTTACTATGAAGTAATAACAATATGCGCGTGGGGATCTATCCACCGCGGGCAGAATAGCGACGGACTAGAGCAATTCGAGACACTACGCGCCGCACGTAAAGAATTAAGCGCCGCAACTTATCCGGCGGCGTGTAATTGCCACGGTTGCCAATTGGACCGGGCGCACGGGTTAGACCGTAACCGCAATTAGTGGCGGTCCGTCGGTTACGGCTTACGCCGTAGCCGGTGGACTATTACTAATAGGTAATAGTAATCAACTAATGAAAGAGGGCTAAGAATATGGACACGATAACAAGCACTAACACGGTTCAAGG